ATCAGCGGCGATGTTCCAGCGCCTTTGACGCGCCAGGCTTCCGCTCAGCTTTTGCGGAAGCACAGGAAAACCGTTGATCTTATACTTGACGAGAGTCCACAGACGAGGGAGGACGTTCAACACCTTTTGGTCACTACGGTTGATGAGCAGTTTGCGGGTGTCAAGAGGCCTGATGGTTCTGTTATTTTTGACAAGATGGACCGGAACAGTAGCTGGGGATCCAATTTCAAACCTATGAATGGTAGCACCAAGAGGGATGTGTACGATATCAATGATGATGGCACGCTCCAAATTCATGAAGAAGCTATACCTGCTTGGATTGCTTTTACTGCCGGGGTTTTCCTTTTTACCAATGGTGAGGTTCCCTGGCATCAGTATCTCTCTTGCTTTGCAAAACGAGAATGTTATCCAGTCACTACCAAGGCTAGAAATTTCAGGTATCCTTCTTATGAAAATCCATTGCAGTTTTTTTACGGAAATGCTGGGAAAGGAACGCGCAGAAGACCTGCTTGCTCTTGCTCCTGCTGATGATCAGTCAATTAGAAATTTGTACCATAAAATGGCTGGTGTTTCAGTGAGGGTTAAGACAAGATTGGTTTGCAACGTCCCCGGAGCTGTTAATGTTGCTTTTAGAATGCTCATGGCCCCAATTTTCTTTCTCTTAAGTCTCAACCCCCTTGCTTTTGACATGGTTGCGGGCCTGGACATGGGTGGTCCCCATTTCGAACAGAGCACTTGGCAGATTTTTAAGGCTGGTTACATCAGGGATGATTATTGCGTTGGTGATTCTTCCAAGTTTCGCGTGTTTGATATGGATGTCAAGAGTTGGGATAAAATACTTCCCGCTCATTTGATTCGCCATGCTCTCTTGATTCTCATCGAGTTGGTTTTCCACATTCATAAGCGATTTGGTACTTACAATGACCGCCTTCGTGACATGGCTGAAGCTCTTATGCGCTGGTGGGACAATATGTCCATGTTTTACAGTGGCATTATCTTTCCCGTTTCTTTCATGCCATCCGGTTTTACTGGAACCTTACCTGTTAACAGTTTGGTCAATCAGCTTCTTGCAATCGTCAATGTCTTTTGGTTTGCTGAGAAGTATGATGTGAAAATGCCAAGGTGTTTTTCAGAGTGGATTGTTCACAAGGCTTTGGGCGATGATAGTCAGACCGCTGTGAAACCCGCTTTTATTCAGGCTTGTCGTGATGTCGGGGCACCAGAGTTCAGCGCCCTTGATTACATTGCTGGTATGAGAGATTTTGGTATTACTGCAACATTGGGCGACAAATCTGATGGAGG